CGCCGCTTCCACGTTCCCGATGGGAGCTGGACGCAGGAGGAACTGGAAGCCGCGTTCGAGATTCTCGACAAGGGCCAGGTGTTCATCTACGACCACTTCGGCTCGTCCGAGTGGGACGTGATCGAAGCCAAGATGGCCCACATGGTCGTCGCCGAGGGCGTCAAGCACATCGTGCTCGACAACCTTACGTCGTTCGCGGCCGGTGCCGAGGACGAGCGGAAGATGCTGGAGGACACGATGGCGAAGATCGCGCAGTTCGCGCAGCGCCACCTCATCTGCATCTACCTGGTCTCGCACCTCGCCACGCCGGAAGGCAAGCCCCACGAGGAAGGCGGGCGCGTGATGCTCCGTCACTTCAAGGGCAGCCGCGCGATTGGCTTCTGGACGCACTTCGCGTTTGGCCTGGAGCGCAATACGCAGGCCGAGAACGAGGCCGAGCGCAACTGCACGACCTTCCGTGTCCTCAAGGATCGCTTCACCGGCCAGTCGAACGGCCAGGTTCTCTACTACAGCTACGACCACGCATCCGGCCGCCTGCTCAATGCAGATGCTCCGGGCGAATACGGCGACTTCGCCGACGAGTCATCCGATGTATCCACCTCCGACTACTGACGGCCGCTCGGTCGTCGGCTTCATCCCAGCTGATGCGCCGCTCTCCTTCGCTGAGAGCCTCGTTCTCCCCTACCAACTCCCCCGCTCCGACCAAGCCTGCCGTGTCATGTACGGCAAGCCTGGGCGGCGCGTGGTCATCCACATCAAAGCCGAGGAACTACCCCAATGAAAGAGATCGTCGCAATCGCAATCGACCTGCTAACCGCTCCGTTCCGCAAGGACACCGTGACCGACGTGGTGAAGGTTCTGGAGGGCCAGGTGGACAAGCTGTTCAAGATCAGCGCCGACCGCATCGCCACCGCCTCGACGCTGCGCGACAAGGCCGATGTCCTGCACTCGCAGGCCGACGAGCACGAGGAAGAAGCCGAGCGCGCCCTGCGCGTCGCCGAGCGCTTCACCAACCTGATCCGCTAAGGGACCAACCATGACTGCCGAGCAACACGCTCGGTCCCTGTTCGACGTGTTGCCGGCCGAAGTCCGCCACCTGGTGATCCTGGGTGGCGGAAGCCTGCGCGCGTTCTACGACGGGACCGAAATCAAGGACATCGACTGCTTCTTCGTGTCACTTGCGAGCTACACCTACGTGGCCGCGTACCTGAGCGGCCGTAGCGACTGGACCAGCGAGGCCGCTCCGAACGGCATCCGCAACTTCCGCTCGCCCGAGGGTCACCTCGTGAGCCTGATCGGCTTCGAGTTTGGTACGCCGCACGAGCACTGCGCCCGGTTCGATCTGCGGTGCTGCGCCCATGTCGCCATCTACGAACCCAGCACCGACGAGGTGGTGGTCGTATCCCTCGAAGGCGCGGTTGCCGACGCATCGGAGAAGCTGCTGTTCGTGCTGAACAACAACGGCACCGAGCGCACCATCCGCCGCATCACGCACTACGTCGAGGACTACGGCTACACGCTGCATCCCGACCAGCCCGAGCAGGGCGAACTCTTCGAGGACGACGACTTCCCCGGCCACGCGCCGCAGGGCGTCCACACGCCGCCGAAGGCCCCCGATCCGGAGTACATCCTCCGCGCCCGCCGCCGCGTCCGCGCAATCCCCGTAACCAACCACGGCTACCCGTAAGGAGGACCGCCGTTGATCCTCGTATTCGACTGCGAGACCAATGGCCTCCTCGACGAACTTGACACGATCCACTGCATTTCCCTCCAAGAGGTAGATGAGACCGGCGCACCGCGCGGTCCCATCTTGTCCGCCAACGATCACGGCACGGGCGAAATGACAGTCCGTCAGGCCGTCGAGAGGCTCAAGAAGGCCACGCGCGTTGTCGGCCACAACATCGCCGGATTCGACATTCCGGCTATCGCCAAGGTGTTCCCGGACTTCAAGGTCCAGGCGTACTTCGACACGCTGCTGATGTCCACGCTGGTCTACCCGGACCTCAAGGACCGCGACTTCAAAGCCCGCAAGAAGCAGGGAGCGAACCCGGTGTTGCCGGGCAAGCTGATCGGCCGCCATTCCCTCGAAGCATGGGGCTACCGCCTCGGTCGCTGGAAAGGCGACTACGCGGCGCAGATGGTCGCACGCGGCCTCGACCCCTGGGCGCAGTGGTCTCAGGAAATGGACGACTACTGCGACCAGGACGTTGCGGTCACCCAAGCCCTGTTCGCATTGCTGATGAGCAAGGGCCTCCCAACCGAGGCCATTGAGCTGGAGCAGGCCGTCGCGCCGATCCTCTCGCGTCAGCAGCGCTACGGCTACCTGTTCGATCAGGAGAAGGCACGCGAGCTGGAGTGCGTCCTCGTGTCCCGGCGCACCGCGCTGGAGGCCGAGCTGCGCAAGGTCATCCCGCCGTGGAAGGTGGTGAAGCGCAAGTTCGTACCGAAGCGCGACGACAAGCGCCGCGGCTACGTCAAGGGCGTGGAGGTCACGACCTACAAGGACGTTGTGTTCAACCCGGCGAGTCGCCAGCACATCGCTGACCGCTTGACCGCGATGTATGGCTGGCAACCGCAGGAGTTCACCGAGAAGGGCCAGCCGAAGATCGACGAAGATGTCCTGGGCGCGCTCAAGTTCCCGATCATCCCGCTCCTGCTGGAGCACTTCATCGTCAACAAGCGTCTCGGCCAGCTTGCCGAGGGCGACGAGGCATGGCTCAAGGCCATCAAGAAAGATGGCCGAATCCACGGCAGCGTGAATCAGAACGCGGCGGTGACCGGCCGCATGACGCACTCTAAGCCGAACATCGCCCAGGTGCCGAAGTGCGGCGTGCCCTACGGCAAGGAATGCCGCTCTCTGTTCTGCGTCCCGACAGGGAAGCTCCAGGTCGGCGCGGACGCCTCGGGGCTGGAGCTGCGCTGCCTGGCGCACTTCATGGCGAAGCACGATGGCGGTGAGTACGCCAAAGTCATCCTCGAAGGCGACATCCACTCGGTCAACCAGGCGGCGGCTGGACTGCCCACCCGCGACAACGCCAAGACCTTCATCTACGCCTTCCTCTACGGGGCAGGCGACGCGAAGCTCGGCTCCATCGTGGGCAAGGGACGACAGGCCGGCGCGAAGCTCCGCTCTAAGTTCCTGGCCGGACTGCCTGCGCTGGAGAAGCTGGTGCGCGGGGTCAAGAAGCGCGCGGCCGAAAAGGGATACCTGATTGGCCTCGACGGTCGGAAGCTGCACATCCGCAGCGACCACGCTGCGCTCAACACCCTGCTCCAGTCGGCCGGTGCGCTGGTGATGAAGAAGGCGCTGGTGATCCTCGACGCCGACCTGCAAGCCGCAGGGCTGGTGCCGGGCGTCCACTACGAGTTCCTCGCCAACGTCCACGATGAGTGGCAGATCGAAGTGGACGAGGACAAGGCCGAGTTCGTGGGCAAGACCGCCCAGGCCGCCATCCGCAAAGCTGGCGACCACTTCGGCTTCCGCTGTCCGCTCGATGGCGAGTTCAAGATCGGAAGGAATTGGGCGGAGACGCACTGATCCGCGGCAAGCGGGACATTGCACTCGCCCTGGTGCGCCAAGCGAAACGCCGGGCAGCAAGAAAGGGACTGCCGTTCGACCTCACGTCGGACGACATCGCGGTCCCCGACTTCTGCCCGGCGCTGGGCATCCCGCTGTACCGCGCTGTCGGGCGCAAGGCCCAAGGCCCCAACTCACCCACGCTCGACCGCATCGAACCTGACCTCGGCTACGTCCGGGGCAACGTGCGCGTGATCTCCGCACGCGCGAATCAGATCAAGTCCGACGCGACTCCCTCGGAGCTTCTGCGAGTCGCCTGTTACGTCCAAGAGAACCGATGAACCCAACCAACATCCTGCGCGCCCTCGCGGCGCTGCTGGTCGTTGCCGCGCTCGCGGCTGGCGGCTTCGCAGCCTGGAAGTACACCGCAATGGCCCAGCGCGTGACGGAGCTGGAGGAGTCGGCAAAGGAACTGGCCGACCTCAAGCAGACCGTCGAGACCCTCAACCGCGAAGCCGTGCGCCGCTCTGCCTTCGATGCAGCGCTGCGGAACGCCCGCGCCACCACCAACCGCTCTGTGGAGATTGCAGCAAATGCTGACCCGGAAACTGGCGATTACCTGTCTCGCCGCATTCCTGACGAGCTGCGCCGCGCACACCTCGAAAGTCGTGCCGGAGCAGTTCCTCCAGCCGACCGTCATTGAGGGCACGCACTCCTCACTCGACGCCGTGATGGCTGACCCGACCACCACCACCTACGACCTCTACCGCTTCGGCGGCAACGCCGAGGACGGCCTCCAGCGTTGCAACGCCGACAAAGCGAGCGCCTTGGAAGTCCTCAAGGAATCGAACCGATGAACGAGAACCGGCTTCGCGTGCATTTCATTGGCGGCCCCGCTGACGGCGATGTCCGCGTGATCGATCCGTGTACCACCTACCGCGTGGCTGTGCTCGAACACCAGCCCGAGGTTCATGCCTACAACGCCAAGTGCCCGTGCTGCACCGAGCGCATGCTGCGCCCCGTGGAGTGGAGCACCGCGACCTACTTCATCCGCCGCGTTAGCGAGAAGTGCTGGGTCGCCGTACACGAGAGCATGGTATGAAGCGCGCTCTCCTGATCCTGGCGCTGTGTGCTGGCCTCGCTGCGTGCGATATGAAGCCCTGGCCGCCGAGTGCGGACTATGGCTCGTGCCTGAAAGGGCACAGCGAGAACTCCTACATCATCATGTGGCAGTCGATGTGTACGGGGAACTCCTGCACGCAGATTCCGTACACCATCCCGACCACCGACTTCGTGTGCGACGAGCACGAGTACCCGCTCGGCGACGGCCCGGAGTACCAGGCCGGAATGAAGCGCTACGCCGCCGAGCTACAGGCGTGGTATGAGCGCCACCCGGAGAAGCGGCCATGACTTCCTACGTCACCTATCGGCCACCGCAGGCGGCCGGTTCCTGGGTCATTGGCGGCAACTTCTTCGTGCAGGTCCGGGAGCGTCCGAACTGGCTGCACCGCTGGTTCGCGCTGGCGTTCCTGGGATGGCAGTGGGTGGACGCATGAACAAGCGCGGCCCCCTGCTACTGATCGACGCCGATGTGCTGCGCTACCAGCTCGCGTTCTCGAACACCGCGAACATCGACTGGAACGGCGACGGCAACAAGGTCGAAGCGATCCAGCCCGAGCGCGCGAAGGCGAAGCTGGAGGACTACATCGACGAGATCGTCGAGAAGTTCGGCGCGCGTGATTACCTGCTGGCCCTGTCCTGCAAGAAGCACAACTTCCGCAAGGACATCGACCCGACCTACAAGCTCAACCGTGCCAGCAAGGACAAGCCTGCCCTGTGGTACGTGCTCGACGAATTCGTCTACGACGAGTTCGGCGACAAGATCGTGGAGATCGAGAACCTGGAAGGTGACGACGTGCTGGGGCTGCTGGCCTCGCACCCGAATCCGAAGCGCGCGCCAGGCAGCCGCATCGTCGTGTCCATCGACAAGGACATGCAGACGATCCCCGGCATCCGTCTCTACAACCCCAACCGTCCCGACGTGGGCGTCCGGCCAATCTCGGCTCACGACGCTGACCTGTTCTGGATGAAGCAGGTGCTCACGGGTGACCAGGTGGACAACTACCCCGGCTTCCCCGGCATCGGCCACAAGGGCGCGGATGAGCTGCTCATGCCCATCCACGAGGCGTACCGCGATGCGTCCGTCGAGGAGCACCTCGGCGCGCTGTGGAACACCGTCGTCACCACCTACACCACCCGCATCCCCCGCGGCGGCACCGAGCCGCTGTCGAAGCACGATGCGATCCGCCAAGCACGCCTCGCGCGAATCCTGCGCTACGGCGACTACAACCCCAAGACCAAGGAAGTGAAGCTGTGGAAACCCTGATCCTGTTCATCACCATCGTCGCCGTGCTGGCCGTGCTGTTCGCCTTCGTCGCCTACGGTGCCGCCTGGCTGTGGTGGCGCAGCCTCAACACCCTCGAACGCGCCCTGTACCGCTCGGCTGGCCGCGTCAAGCTGTGGCCGGCCGCTGTCGGCGCTGCTGTTGCGGCCTGGCTGATCGCCCGGTGCTTCGCCTGATGCGTCCGAAGCTGCTGGCCCTCGCCATCAACCTGGCGCTGCACGGCCGTCCCGGCTGGTAGCGCCTCTCCCCCAAGTCCCCCCCGGCCCGCCTCGTGCGGGCCTTTCCTTTTCTGGAGTCCCCATGAAGATCATCGGAATCAC